TACGCCATCAACTGCTGCAATACATTTCCAATCAATGTGTAAATGCTTGCTAAAAAGTTAGGCAGTGCAACGAATAAAGTCTCAGCGAGTCCGCTCAACAGAGTCTGCGCAAACTCTAAAAAACTAGTTCCGTCTCCAAGCCCTTGAGATATCATATCTGGAAGAGTGTTTAACAATTCCGTGAGTAATGGTGGAATGCCCAGTATAATGTCGCCTAGCATTGGAAGTAGATTGCCAAAAAGGAAATTGCCGACATTCTCCATCAGCGTTCCCAGAGCTCCTGTCACATCTCCGCCTGTGGCTATTTCTGCCATTAAGTTTTCAAGAGATGCTTTCATTGCCTGCATTGAACCGGAAAAGGTGCCTGCGGCTTCCTCTGCTGCAACTCCCGTCAATCCTAAATCATCCTGTATAACATGAATTGCTTCGTATACGTCTCCGAGATTGTCGATATTGTACTCAACTCCGCTTAGTGCTTGAGCATCTTTCAGGAGTCGCTCCATCTCGGTTTTAGTGCCACCGTAGCCCAACTTTAAATTGTCCAGCATGGTGTAGTTCTGCTTGGCAAATCCTTGATATGCTGTTTGGATAGACTCTATAGATGTTCCCATCTTGGCTGAGTTATCTGCCATATCTAATATGGCTGTGTTTGCCGCGTCGGCTGCCGCTGCTACATCTCCGTTAAAAGCAGATTTTAAAGCGGCTCCGAATGATACGGCTTGCTCAGCATAATCATTCATGGATATGCCGGCTGTAGCAGCTTCTCTTGCGTAATCTTTGGCCGCCTGTGACGCTTCTCCGTAGAGAGTATCTAAGCCGCCGAAAGACTGCTGCAAAGCTCCGCCTGCGTTCAATGTATCCGCCAGTATCTTGGCTATACCAGCCGCCGCTAATATGCCCTTGAGCTTTCCCACGATGCCATTTCCGAGCAATCCGCCAGCTTCATCTCCTGCCGAGCTTGCAGCCGGTCCTATTTCGGAAGATATCGAGGATTTTAAGCCTTTGGCCGAAGGTACTAATTGCACGTACGCTTTTGCGATTTCCTGTGCCATAATCATCCTCCCTTCTTTCTAATTTTTTCAAGTGCTTGCTCGAATTCCTCGCCTGAGTTAAATGTTTCATATTCGCCCTGAGTATCCTCGCTGATATCCAAGAGCTTGGCCACTGTGGACTGTGGAGGGTTTCTATGCTTTTGAGCATCCTCTGTCTTTGTGTAAGCCAAGAAATTCAACTTATCCAGGCAAGCAGCAAGCAATATTGTTTCAAATGCTACTTTATAGCCGTTTAGTTTAAGCTTGATTCTTGAATTTTCCCTCAAACCAACAGAAAAAGTCGCTACATCCATTGGAGGTAGCGACTCGTAGTTTAAAATGTGATATGTTTCTGCGAGATCACACTTCAAAGCATCCTCATCGGTTGCTATCATGCTGGCGAGGATTAGGAGTTTTTTGCCTTACAAGACTTCAGAACTTCAATAAGCTCCACTAATACCTTATCTGTTGGCAATTTTCCATCATTCTCTTTTCTCAAGTGTTTCTCGAAGGCTCTGCCCCCGTCCTTGAAGAGTGCTATCTCTATGTTGCTTAAAATGTTGATTAGATGAGCCAGTGTTGTTGGATCATTTTCATCTTCATTTGCAATGCCTTCCAAGGCTGATAGATTTCTGACTACGTCCCAGTCTTTTAAGCTATCGTCTGGGATGTCAAACTCGAATCCCGATGTAGTTTTACCTTTCATGTGTTCTCTCCTTATGGGTTATCCATTATTATGATGCAGAAATGTACTCAATATGAGTATCTCCGTTCGCATCTGGCAACGCTGCGATTGTCAGCTCGTAGCCGATAGGTTCGTCATCCTTATAGACGATTTCGCCCATCTCTGAGATGCCAGCGTCAGGAACGACAATTCTCTTTGCCACATTGCCCTTAAGTACGAGCTCGAATACCCATGCATATTCTTCCTCGTTAGAGTTGCAATGAACGGTTTTGAGGCCATTTTCCTCTGTGACGTTGCCTGTTCCATAGACGCTCTTAAGAACTTCAACATTCATTGATTCAATAAGCTTGAACTTGAATGTATCCTTCTTGCTCTTGGTTGGTGTGCCAACTGTATCGCCGCCCCAGGCTTTGATTTCTTCTGTCTCCTTCGAGAAGGCGTTTGTCAAACCGTCTTCTGAGATGTAGCCCAACTGCTGATATGCTGCTGCAAGTGCAGTTGTAGCATCTGTTGGCAGTGCTGTTCCTAATGGAGCTCTATAAGCAGCGCCTCCGACTTTAGGCTTGCCTGTTGACACTTTGCTTGCATCTGACATTTTTCTACCTCCTTAAAATGTTAGGTCAAACACTGCCTGATATCGGTAGTGTTTGGTTGTTGTATCTGTGTAATTGTAATCGCTGTTGAGTGAGCATTTTGCGACGTCGCAACTGTAGACGATGCCAAAAGTGTTGGTTCCATCGCCCAGCATCGCTTCCTTGACAGCTTCGTTGAGGCTCATAGCCCCATAGAGTGTGTCGGAATAGCTTTGAATCGCAAATGTTGCTCTATTTAATAAATTCTCCCTTGATGAGCCTGTCTTCTCAACTAAAACAAACTCGGTTATACCCTGGTCGGTTGGCTTGATAGCTTCGACCGGCGTTTCTAGAGCGTTTCTCAAATACTCTATTACAGTCATTTCAATCATTTGCCACCTCCAAGAGCTTTCAAAAGCTCGTTGCTTTTCAGGTTGCTATGGAACGTCTCCTCGTCTGTTGTCATGATTGCTACATTAGCTCTCGTCCTACCTACGTACTCAGACTTTTCATAGTTGCCTGCACATCTGCCGATTATGGCGTCAGCTTGAGCATTCAGCTCTGCCATTACTTCGCTGGATTTAAGTAATGCTCCTACCTCTTGGTAGTTCAATGTGACTTTAACACTACTCATAAGCTTCCACCTTAACTTGGGTATTCCATGGACCAGGTACGTTCTCCTCTGTCTGTGTCAATGGAAATCCGTATGTTCTAAATTTCTCACCTCTGATGAGAACCTCTGCATCCTTCCAATTGTGATTATCGCCTTTCGGAATGCCTAGCACATAAGCCAAATGCTTTCCATATAGGTTCAAATCTTCCACTGCTGCTTCGGTGCTTGGATTACCAATAAGCACATTCTCTACTTTCTCCTCTTGCGACGTCGCAATTGGCTCGCCTAGAGGATTGGTGCCCGTCTTTGTCTTTTCGATTAAGATTACTGTTTCTCCTTTAATCATAGATCCTCCAATGGGCTGATGTACCCGATTCTATTTCCAGCTTTGAGCAATCCCTTTTCGGTTTTTGATATATACAGCTCTCCGGCTGTACCGGAACCCATTGTGAAGGTTTGGCTATACCCTAAAGCCGACATTGTAGCTTGAGATGCGCCCAAAGGTATGCTTGCATCGTCAAAGCCTAGTGCTCTGGCAACCATACGACACGATACAACCTTCTTTGCATCGGCCTTAGCTGACTCATTGAGGCTATCAATCATAACTGCTGCATCTTCCAAGAGAGTGCTAGCAATTTGCTGTTCTGATTCTGTTAGCTGCTTAGACATTCTAGCCTGAACATCTTGAACTGTTGCGTATGCTGCCATATTAACGCTCCTTTACTTGTTTGAGCCTTTTCCTTTGCCCTTCTTTCCATCGTCAGCTGTTTCGCTCTTTGCCTCTGCTTCGGACTCAGATTCGCTTTCCGATGTACTTAAGGATTCTGATTCACTCTCCGATGTACTCAGAGACTCAGATTCACTTGCTGATGCGCTGGTGGCTTCTGGGTTTTCAGGTTCTTCGATATTTTTCACGATTTTTACCAGAAATAGCTTATTAAGCTTCTCTGCCCTCTCATTATCGCAAGTAAAGACACCGCCCTTTTTGCGGGCGGTGTTTTCTACAAGGTCATGGAAAGGGATTAGAACTTTAACCTCTTTCATGTTGTACCTCCTATGCTGCAGTTGTAACCTTTACAACTCTGTCAGCAAATACAGGAAGAGCTTTGAGGCCAGAGTAAACAACTGTCTCAATTGCTCCATTCTCATACTTAGCGCCAACATGGATTGCGATGATGCCAGACTCGTCTGTCTGAAGCTCCATGCCCTCGATCTTTGTTACATCTGCTGCAACTACATCAAGGTTCTCGCAAGCTGTACCAAATACAGTGCCAGCTGTTACGTTTGAATCAAGAACTACATTACCAAGCCCCATGAAGTTAGCAATGTATGAGATACCAAACGCTGTCTGAACAGTGATATTTGCTGTTCCGAGGTAGTCGAATGCATCCTCTGGGTTAACGAAGAAGATAGGTGTGTAAGCCTCATCCTCAAAAGCTGCAGCAATCTTGCCTGCTGCCTTTGCAATTTTAGCCTGGAATGTCGCTGCCTCTGCTGTGACAACTCCTGTCACATCCATTCCTGAAACAATGCTTGCACGAGCCTTAGCCTGAGCCTGCTTAACCATTGAAGCTGTTGATGCTCCAACTGCTACATCGTAACCCTGCTTAGCAATCTTTTCGATTGATACAAGGTTTCTATACTTGCCGAAAGTAAGCTCAACAAGTGTACCGTTGTCTGTTGTGATTGCAGAATCAGGGATAAGAGCCTTCTCTGCAACTACTGATGTTGAAAGGCTTCCAGATGTCTTATAAATCTTAAGAGCTGTGCCTGGAGCCATAACATTAACGTCTTCTTTGTTAAGAAGAACTAAAAGATTGTGAAGATCGCTTTCAAACTTTGCGATTGCATTAACTTCCTGAGCTAATGCCTGTACTGCTAAATTTGCCATTTTCTTTTCCTCCTACTGAAATAGTTCAATATTTTCCTCGATGGCTTTCAATCTCTCTTTGTTGTTTTTGATAGAGAGAATCTCAGCCTTTGTCATGGCTGGAGTGTGTGTTTCTCCACCATCCTGTACAGTTGGATAAGTTGCTTTCTTAGCAAACTCAAGAATCTGCATGCCCTGATTGCGGCACGCTTCCTCATCTTCCCCAGTGAGAAGTGATACGGGTACTCCGAGCTCTTGAGATACCTTCTCACGAGTGTTTCTCACTTCGTTTGCTCTGTTCATACTATCCAATTGTGCCTGAAGAGCTTCTGCTCTTTCTGTGGCCTTCTGCAATTCTGTTTTCTGTGCCTCTTCAGCAGCATCAAACTTCTCTGCCTTGGCCTTAAGGTCCTCATAGTCTGAGTACTTGCCACGCTCTCGATCTAATCGTGATTTTACGATTGCATCGACATCTGCCTGGCTGAATTTCTTCTCCTCTTCAGGAGCTGTTTCCGGTGTGGTTACCGTAGTGTTTTCTACTTCACTCATTCTTATTCCTCCTCGTTTTTTGTGTGGGTCGGTGCCCTTGATTTATGCATATTAAAAGCACTAGGTTATCTAGTGCTTCTTGCATCATAATTATTCTTTTTTCTCAAGAGCTTTGCGCTTAGCGTAAGCTTCTCTCTTTTGTGCTTTAATTTTTTCTGCTAACTCCTCATTGCTTGCGTACATGTCTGTTCGCATTGCATTCACATCACGTCCAGCATCAAGATATTCTTGATAATACTTGTCAGGATCATATCCTGCTATGTCTGTCTGCTCTGAAAATCTAATTGCGTATGTACATCTGCAATTTGCATGAATGTGTTCAGCATGTCCGTTCTTTAATGCTTTCTTGGACATGTTTCGCCAGCCATTCGATGCCAGTATTCGACAAAACGCACACGTTTCTCCCGGTCCTGGTATCCATGCGAATTGAGCACTATCTCTTAATGCATTATGAAGTGTTGTGTCGGCTCCGCATCTTTTGACCAGATACTGAACAGCTCCTCCCATTGACTTCTCATTTTTGCTCTTCTTGAGAGTACCATTTACCGTCTTTGCCACTTCGTGATAGCTGGGCGTTGCTATTGTTTCAGCTGAGAGTGTGAGTGCATTCTCAGCTGCTGCAATATCATCATACATTTGTGCTGCGAGAGCTGATGTAGCTTCGCTGTATTTAGTTACAAGGCCGTAAGCGAAGTTGATTAGTCCATCTCTATCCTCTAAGCCATGTGTGAGGATATATTCTTCCATCTTCTTTCCAGCTGTTGCACTGACTTTGTATAGCTTATCGGTGTATGCCTGCCATACTTCTTCGCTTATCTCAATTTTATTCTTCGGCATTCTCTAATTCCTCAACTAAAGCCAAGCCTCTGACTCTCTGCTCCTGAGAGTTGATTCTTCTGATATCAGCCTGGTCAAATCCTATCAT